TATCTACAGCAGAGGATGCAACCTTTTTTGAAGACCTTGTCTTTGACAGATTGGAAATTATTTAATGAAGTATAATTGGACGAAGAAAGAAAAAGACCTAGTAGAAAAGTATGTAAAGAAATACAAGAATGTCTTGTATATCGATGGCTGGACTGTGACAATACATTTCGAAAATGGACAGCCGATGGCTGGTGATAGAATACGCGGCAGGGATTTCATCCCTTACGCAACTAACACTATTACGGAGGCATATGAGAAAATAGAGATAACATTTCATGCTGCTTTATTGGCAGATATTAGAAGTAGTCAAAAACTTGAATTAGAACAAACCGTTAAACATGAACTATGTCATTGTTTGACGCAAGAGCTTTTTGAAGCATCTTTAAATAGACATATCACCGAAAAGGAATGTGTAGATGCTGTAGAAAGACTAACAGAGAGAATAAGTAAGTTGATATAAATGTATTCAGATGTAGTAAAACCAGAAACGATGCGTGGTATTAAGTACTGGAAGAATCCAAAGAACAAATTCAGTATACTTATGCTTCATTACACATCCGACCCAGACAAAGACCCAGAGCGTGACGGTGCAGAATGGTTTAAACAAGAGCAAGCTGGTACCCCTAAAGCGGATTGGCTAAAAGAACGGGAGATTGATTTTACAACCAGAGCTGGTAAGTTAATTTACGGGGCAGAATACTGTGATTTCGACAGGTCAATACATTTTATAGATTCTTTTGAGATTGATAGCTCATATGAGTTATTACTTGGTTTAGATTTTGGGCAAAGAAACCCAACATCAGCTTTAGTTGGCGCATGGTCCAGAGATAATAAATTATACATTATCGATGAGTACTATAAACCATCATTACCATCCGTATCTTCTCGCGAGATGTTTGAGCAATTTGCTTATTTAATTGGAGATATAGACGGTAAAACAATAAGACAGAAGAGAATAATGGCGGATACGGCCTTTCAAATAAAGGTCATAGACCCTACAACAAAATCTAAAAACCGCTCAAAGGTGAAAGATGGAGAAGAGATACCTTACTCGATAGTCGAGGAGTTCTACGACCATGGCTGGGATTTCGAACTTGGCATAAATGACGTAGCCCCTGGGATTACCAGAGTAAGAGAATATTTTCAATTAAATGAGAATAATGAGTCAAATCTTTACATTTTTAAAGATAAATGTCCTTATCTTACTTGGGAGCTTGAAAGGTATAGATACAAAGAATTTACAGAAATACAAGAAAAAATGCGGAATGAGTCTGAAGAGCCTGTTAAGAAGAATGACCATGCATGCTTAAGCGGCAATAGCTTAGTTAATACAACCAACGGAGATATTAAGATTAAAGATTTAGTCGATAAGGGCGGATATGTGTATTCATATAGCAATGAGAAAAAGAGATTAACCGCAAAAAAGTTTTCGAATGTTATTAAGACTGGAAGAAAAGAGACAATAAAAATAACACTGGACGATGGAGAGGTTTTAGAATGTACAGAAGACCATCCGATAATGCTAAGAGGTGGCGATTATATTGAGGCTGGTAAATTAGAGCTTGAGGATAGTTTGATGCCATTACACAGAACAATCGATTCGCACGGTCATACAACAATGCACCTTAATGACGGAACAAAAATGTTTGCGCATAGGCTAGTATATAACGATTGTGTTGACGTTCTACCAGAAGATTCCTGGACCTGGAATATTCACCATAAAGATGAAGACAAATTAAATAACAATCCAGATAATCTACAGCTAATGACAAGGGCTGAGCATTGCGGATACCACGCAAAAAATAGAAAAACATCAGACAAGACAAAAATAAAACTAAGACTTGCAATGGAGAAGATGTTTCTTGATGATAAATATAGAATAGCACAACTAAAACATTTAGACGAGATTAGACCATTAACAGTTGCTTGGCATAAGTCAGAAGAAGGACTAGCTTGGCACAAACAACAGGGTGTAGATAGTTGGAGTGATGAAAGTAGAGAGAAAAGAAGACTAGAAAAAGAATGTTTAGAGTGTGGGGAAAACTTTACCACCGAAGATGGAACTGGGAAATACTGCAACAGTAACTGTAAAGCAAAATTTAACAGTAAAAAAAGAAAACAAAAATTCGGCATGACAGACGGTCGACGAGCTAAGTTAAGAAAAGAAGGAAAATTCAATCATAAAGTTATTTCAATAAAACAAGGTAGTCTTCAAGATGTTTATAATATGGAGGTCGAGGATACACACAACTTTGCATGCAATGGCGTTATCGTACATAACTGCGACGCGTTACGATACTTAATAATGACTAGACCTCATTCACCGCAATTAGCACCAAAACCAAAAACACGTGTGCAAAAGCACATAGAAACTTTATTAACCCCGAAGATTCCAATGGAAGCCTTCGATATAGGATAAAAATGTATGAACAAAGAAACAATGCAAAGCACAATGTGCGCAGAAGCACCAAAAAAAAGTGAAAGTGGTATTATGACCGCAATTGAAACAAACAAAAGATTAGTATCATCGGTGAATGATGAAATTGATAGATTACACCAGAAAGTAAGCCCAGTTATGTTTGAAGAGCCAAGCACTGGCATGAATGAGGACCCTTCTTCATTAAAAACAGAAGTCGAGGAAAAAATTGCGCAATCTAATGATGGTTTAACAATTGCACTAGACCATTTACGACATATTATTAATTCAATAGACCTATGAGTGACAAAGTATTAACATTCGACGAACGTAGAGATTTATACGAGCAAGAATTGATAAACCTAAAAGAAAAATATAATATTTCCTTATATGCAGCAAACGTATTGATGCCAGTTGGGGAAGTACAACCAGTAGTCAAAATGTTTGATGAATTAGAAACTGTATGAACATAAAACCAAAATCAGGAATTCTTTTAATTAAGAGACATAAGAATACACAATTGTCAGCAGACATTGTAGTAGAAGAGAACGATGAAGACAAAAGCTTACATACTGGCGAAGTATTGAGCGAAGGCGAATTAAAAGGCCAAACAGTAATATTTGGTAAATATGCTGTACTTAAATTAACTATACAAGGAGTAGACTACTTTCTCTTAGATGAGGAAGATATTGTCGGAACTTGTGATTATAAAGAAAATGTTTAAATTTATGAAAAATTATAAAATTGTAGAAGCACTAAAACGTAGACTAAGTATTGAGGAAGCTAGAGACGTAACAAACTGTACTAGTTGGACTAAACAAAATCAAGCAGGATATATCGCTGCTTTAAAAACAGAATTAAGACGTAAATAAAAATGTATAAAGAAGTACTTTTCAATGAAGACGCCAGGGACAAGATTGTCAAGGGCGTTAATATGGTGGCTGATGCTGTAGCAAGTACACTCGGTCCCAAAGGACAAAACGTTATCTTCGAAGAAAGTGCATACCCGACAATTACAAAGGATGGTGTAACAGTAGCCCAACAAGTTTTCTTACAGGACAAGTTTCAGAATATGGGTGTAATGATGACTAGGGAAGCTGCGGAGAATACTAATAGAGAAGCTGGAGATGGAACAACATCGACTGTTGTACTATTGAGAGAGATTGTCAATGAAGGGCATAAACATGTTGTAGCTGGTATGAATCCTATTTTACTTAAACGTGGAATGGATGCAGCTTTAGAACAAGTTTTAGAAGCGCTAGAAGAAGAGTCAAGAGAAATTAAAACACAAGAAGAAAAGAAAGATATAGCTACTATATCTGCGAACAATGATGTAGAACTCGGAACATTGATTGCCGATGTTATTGAGGAAACAGGAACTAATGGCGTTGTTACTGTAACAAACTCATCTGGTATGAAAACAGAAGTTGAGTATGTTAAAGGAACAAAATTAGATAGAGGATATGCCTCCCATTTGTTTATGACAGATGGTCGCAGATTACAGGCAGAAGTAGAGAATCCAAGAGTTGTTATTACAACAGATAAGATTAACATGCAAAGCCAACTTGTACCAATCATTCAAAAGATGGTTGAAGGAGGCATAAGGAACATGGTTTTATTTGCTGGTAAGATTG